ATCACCACCAATTTGTGCTAGGACTGTGCCTGCTCCTGATGCTGCGGTGCTGATAACAACATCACCTCTATTGTATCCATCAGAACCAGCATCAGTAATAAATGCTCTGTAAACTCTCAAGAATGTTTGTGTAGAAGCAGCACCATTAACTGTAACTTCTTCCTGAACCAAATTGTAATCAGTATCCAATCCTTGGATTGTTACTTTTCTAGCTCCAGTTCCAGTCAATCCATCGTTGGCATCAGCGGAATAAACATAAACTGGCACAGCAGATGTTAGATATTCGTAGATACCACCACGATCCCAAACAGTTTCAATACTTGTAGCGACACTTGGATTTCTACCGAACTTTTCAATAGAGGAATAACCTTGTAATTCTCCAGCAGCAATAGGAATGTTAGCAGCGGATCCATAACTATTCAGTGGGTTGCCGTCTTCATCGGCAATCATCACTACCTCAAAGTTTGTTGTGTCCTGTGCTCTATATGCTTGAGCGTCTTTGTTCCATTGTGCCATGACTTACCTCTTTATTAACAATTCCAAGCTCTAAGGGACTTATTGATTCTGCTATCGGGATCGTTAGCAGTTTTGGAAGAAGTAAGCTTCTTCTTCATACCTTTCATTCTCGCACAAAAACTTTTTCTACGAGGGTTCCCAACTTTTTTTGAAGGTGCCTTAAGATCGCTTCCTGGGTTTTCGCGCTCATACGACTTTCTACCTTTTTCATTCAATCCACCTTCCTTATTCTTTCCTGATTTCTTTGTCCATGCTGCACCCTCTCTCATGATGATCAGAGGATTACCTGGGGCGAACTCAGACTTTCTAAAGATAACCAGAGATGCTTCTGGATAAATCTTTTTCAGATCATCCTCAATCATTGCTCTGTTTACTGTTCCGCCCTGAGAATAATATAGTTGAGTATACTTTCTCTTTCCACGGTAAATAAACTCTACCGTAAAAACATATCCATTAGATTGGATTCTCTTCTCAATCAAAGAGACGAGATCTTGTTTTAGTTGATCGTCCATCACGCGATACGTTTTCTTTTATTTATGTTTCTTCAGTAACTTCTGAAGATCTGCTGTGCTTCCTACAAACAGTGCGTTGTTAGTTACATGTGTAGGACCAGACTTATCTTCTCCTAATTCTTTCATCTTCTTCTGGAGATCAATCAACTTATCAGTTGCGTCTGAGACGCTCTTGATCAACTGTCCAGTGACTTCATACGCTCTTGGGGAGTCTGACTCCTGAGCTAGTTCTAACGCCCCGTCAAGCGCCTCCTGACCCTTCTCAATGAGGGAGTAGAGGTTACCACGGGTATACTCGTAATCTTTATTTACCTCATCTACTTGGTCTGGTTTCATGATCTCTGGTTTTTCGACAGGGAGAATCTCCCCGTCTACATCAAAAGTATCATTAATCTCATCGAAGTTCTGCATAGTTAGAATCCATTGTAAGTTACGGATGTACTGAATCCAAAGTCTTCATCATCAAAGTCTTGTAGCAATGCAGTGTCTGCTGCATTGACAACACCATCATTGTTTTGATCTGTTGTCGCTTTAGGTACAACAGTATATGTAATCTCTCTTCTTGCAGTAGCTCTGTCTGTAGTTCCGTAGATATCTGCGATAGCAGTTCTGATGATGGAACTGTCGGATGTAGGACCGAACAGGTATGTCTTTGCTGTAAATTGTAGAGTCCATACAATTACAGTTCTCTTTTGGAAGTCTCCCTCATACTCATCTCTATACCCAATATTATTGAGGACAATCGCTACGTCACGCTTCTCGTCAATATCAGGAACCATCTTCAATGTAATATTGAATGCTGGTTGGAAGTATGGTAAAATCTGTTCAATGATTTGTAGACCATCGTCCTGATTCTTTGCATAGATTGACATCTCAAAATTTACATTGTATGGTACAGGTAAATATTGTTTTGTCTTATTGTTTGCATCTTTATCTGCAGAGATATATTTGAGTGGAGATGCCTTTCTTGTCTGATCATACTGTAGACCAGTAATCTCAAACGACATTCTTGGCAGAGTAATTGCAACATCTCTGGCAGTTAGATCTGCCTGCTGTTGAATTCTTGCTAAGAACTTTTGTGTAGGACCATATGACAAAGGCACCTTGAGTGCCTCCACAACATCCCCAGCCGCATTGTAACGCTTCAACTCAATGTTGTTGAAGAGTGTACCAAATCCGACAACAGTCTTTCTTAGTATTTCGTGGTAATAGTATGTCCCTAACATTAGAATTCACCAAATGGATTTACTTCAGTAAAGTCAATAATATTGTCTGATTCAGTTTCAATAGTAAGACTTTGATCATATGTGGAGTTAGTATTATTTAGTGCTAGTGTCTGATCGTAAGACTCAGGACTCCACTTTGCACCTGACGTGAGACCCGTAACAGTCTCTGCAGTAGTGAATACTCCAGTTCTGTTGATAACTTGTAGTTCTCTTGTAGAACTATTCCAAGACTTGACCTCTGCTCTATTGTCCTTAGGTGAGTAATCAATGGTAACTGTAGGTGTAAATGTGTATCCTAGTCCAGGATCTGTAATTGTAATAGCACTAACAATGCCTGAGGAAGACACTGTTGCAGTTGCTGTCGCAGATCTTGTTACCAGGACAGTTACAATTCTAACGAAAGCATTATCATCTCCACCATCAATTCTAAGAACATCACCAGCACTATACCCAGTACCTCTATTGTTAATTGTAAAAACTAGAGCTCCACCAGATACCGACAAACCTCCATTATTATCAACACTGTAAACGGTAGCAATTGCCCCAGATCCAGTACCAGTCGTATTAGTTGTCGTGTAAGTACCAGCTGTATATCCAGTTCCTGTTGTGTTTGTATATGATCCTGTGCTTGTGGTTGTATTGAATAGATCTAATCCTCCAGATGTAGGCGCAGCAGTGATTGTAACTGACGGTGGTGTAGCAGTCTTATAATGGGCACCGCCATCGTTAATTGTAATTGAAGATACAATTCCACTTGACATATTTGCAGTAGCAAATGCTAAGAATTCGTCACCAACAACTTCTTCTCCAACGGTAAAGTCTCCTGTACCGCCAGGATCCATAAAGAGTTTGATTGCTGCTGCTTGCTCCAATTCGATTGCATCGATCTCTGCAACACCAGTCTCGATTTCCTCGTCTGCAAACTCGAAGAGTTCACAACGCAATTCATAAGAATAGAAATCACCCAACTGATACATATCAGTCTGATGCTCTACATACTTGATTTCAAATAGTCCTTTGGTTAATGGGAAGTAGATTAGATCTCCTTCTGCTGGACGATCATCTGCCAACTGACCAGCAAAGTTACCATCAAACTCTTCTTGCCATCTACGCTTTGACACAACAAATGTCAACGCATCATTATTCCTGAGTCCGAACTGAGTGATGGTGTCATCCTGCAAACCATCAAACTTATCGTAACTCTTCATATACATTTCAATCTGAACCGCAGAAGTAAAACTTGATGTGGTTGCTTCATGAAATAAGTTGTCAACATTATTCAAAGTCCTTGGTAGATAGTAAACTGTACTACCATGGATTTTGATATGCTCATCTACCAGATCTTGTGCAAGACCCTGTTCTGATGTCGCTCCCCCATATGCTGGGAAGTATGTACTTTTTTGAGTTGCCATATCATCCGATCATATCTAGTGGTGGAAGTTCATATGTAGAAAGCATTGAGTCTTCAATGTCCTTCAGTTCTGTAATAGCATCTTGATAGATTTGTCTTCCATCAAGTTCTACGCCGCCAGGGAATTTGACTCCTCTGAACTTGATTAGGTTCATACCCCACTGCTTTTTGATTAGTGAAGTAAGATACTTCTTCAAGAACGAATCGTTGAATACATCTGTAGCAGATGTAGGATCAAGTGCTCTATGGCACTCAATAACAATATAATTATCTTCCTTGATGTCTTTAGCGTCTACATCGAGATAAAGTCTATCTCTTCTTTTGTTGAATCTGTACTGTACAAATGCGCCACTATTCAGTACAAAATCTAGATCCTCAAGATATGTCTTTGTCATATAGTAGTTGAGAATGTCAAGTGATCCGAACTGATACATGTCGTTCAGAAACAGTTGATACTCAAGACCAAATAGATTTCCTCTTACAGAAGAAGACTTCATACCAAAAACTTTTGAGATACCAAAGACATGCTCTGGAACCTCAATATAATTATTTCTTTCTTCCCAAGAATCTGAGTTGTCTGCAGTAGTTGTTGCGTCGGATGATGTGAAACGAGTTACATCTGCAGCAGTAAACTGGTGCTTCAGCAGAATATTCTCCACGCCATCAAAATGACGTTCTTGGAAATATTGAATTGCCTCATCGATCAGATCTTCTACCTGACCATCATCAACGTTAATTTGAGTAACTGGTTTACCCAATCTACGCAGACAATACTCCTTCAGTTCATCCCTCGTAGCAGGTTTAGTTGCTGACATTTATGTACCCATGGAACCGCTTTTATATATTTATGAAAAAACCCTCCCGAGGGAGGGTTTGATCTGTATCATGCCTGGGATTCAGTCCAGGTGATTCTTGCGTTACAGTTCGTGTACTGATATGATGTACTTGTGTATTCACCGTCAGGAACAACAACCACGGTCAGGGTATCTGGTCCGTTGGGGAAGGTGTAGTCTCCACCAAGGATTGAGTTACCGAGGTTGACAACCTCGCCCAGTTCCTGTTCAACCGTTTCGTCAGCACCAACTCGGAACTCATAAAGAACGATACCGTTATTGTATCTGTCATCGAGTAGTGAGAACTCAGTAGCAGTTGATGGGTTATGGTACATAACCTGTGATAGTGAAGGTGCATCCTGCTTAGTATAGAATGGCTTCGATAGGTCGGCGTTCAGAACCAGTCTAACAGTTGCGGACTTTCTCTGAGAGTCATTACCGTATCTGTTAACACTGGTTGCACCTGCTTGTGTACCACCATCAGAGAGAGAAACTGAAACCTGCTTCAATTGAAGTTGCATTCTATTGATCAGATCTCTTGTTCCTAGTTCACCAGTTAGACCAGCATCAACGGAAGGTGCAAGTCTGATAGTAAGAATTGGATACTCTCTAGATGCCTGCTCGGGGTCACCATCAGTCTTCTGGTTTAGCATAAAGATCGTTGGTGATGATGCAGAGAAGAGGTATGCTTTATCATCCTCAAACTGACCATCCATGATAACGGAAGCACCCCAGTGGAACAGTGAAGGAGCAAACTTGATAGTAGCACTCTTATCACCGAAAGTCTTAGCTTCATATCTTGCAGGTAGGTTACCAGATCTGAAGTATGCTTCAGTAAACTCGTTGTTGTGGATGAAGGAATGGCAATAGAAGACATTACCATGCTGATCCTTGAATCCGAAACGAATCTTACCACCACCATACCAGGAGTAATCAATGTAGCACATCTGCAGTCTTCTGATATTCAACTCATATCCAGACTGACCAGTTCCATCACAACGATCCATGTTCCAGTTTGCTTGTCTGACCTTGGTATCTACAGTTAGAGTTGCAGTAATTCTATTTGCAGTAATACCGATATATGGTCTAGAAAGAATCAAAAGAGTGTTGGAAGGAACATCAGTGACCTTGTAAGACTGACCGCGAATGACAATCATATCACCCACAGACAACTGCTTGGTGAATGAAGTGCCATTACCATTGACAACCTGAGAATCATTAGTAACATTAATCGTTCCTGCAAGTTGTGCAGTTGATGATCTTCTGACGGCATACAGATATGTGCCATCATACTCATAGAAGAATCCATTTTGGTCATCAAACATACCAGCGCGGATAGCAGCATTCGTCCAACCATTCTTATTGAGAGTTGGGAATCCACCAGGAGCAGTATCTGTTGGAGTACCTGCCATCTGATAGGTGAATGTGAAATCATCAATAACAGTGTTGACTGTTAGTGACTCGCTATTGTAATGGTTAGTGCCCGAAGAAACGGTCACATCTTCCATGGTGATATTATCATTTTGTGCCAGGTTATGTGGTTTCCTGGTTACCACAGTTGCAAGGTTTCCTGTACCAGTTAGAGTCTTGACCTCAATAGGAGCATTGAAGTTGGTTGCAGTTGAATACTGCAGACCTTTACCTGACTGATAACGGAAGTATCTTCTGGTCTGTCTAACGATTGAGGAGTCAGCAGAAGTACCTGGGTTGATCTCAACACCACCATCAAATGGTCTGTGGAGAGAGTATGAAGAAGGCTTCATGTACAACTTAGTTGGAACGATGTATTCCTCAGTGTTGTAGTTTTCAGACATGATGGTGAAGAAGTGCTTATCACCTGTACCAGTAGAGGTGATATCTCTATCTTCGTCAGCCTGTCTAGCAAAACCCTGCTCCCTATTAGTAGCAGTGTTAGTACCACTACCAAACATCTTATAGTAATCATTGCCCATGGCACCTACAAAGTAAGTGTTACCTGCAGTCAATCCACCAATCGCAGTATCGGTATCTGGTTTAGAGTAAATGACTCTGGTTCCAGAAAGTAGTTTATCTGCATAACCTGGGAGATAGAATGTCTCACCATCAGTTGTATCTGGTGTCCAATTAATAACTTGAGGGTTAGTTTGCTGTGGGTTGAATTCAATAACAACTGGTTCAAATGGATCTTCAATCGTCATCTCATTGGAATCTGTAATTGAAGTAATATCTGCATCAACAATTCTTGACTCAAATCTCCACCACTTATGTCTATCATAGTAAGTTGAGTTACCCGTTGAATTGCCAAGTGAAATGGCATTGGTGCCTTGTCTAGAATGATCTAGAGTGTCATGTAGGGTTACTGTTGTTCTAGTCTGAACGTTTACATAATAGAATGAACCATCTTTCAGACCATTATAATCAGTAGGTAGGTTGGTGGTAATATCATTTTCTAGAGCATCATAATATCCTTGGTTTCTGTAATAGATACAATCACCAGTGTAAAAACCATGGTCCGAACCAAAGGAAAGAGTAGTTCCAGATACATTATTATGAGAAGTATAAGTGTTCCATCTTCTGGTGTTGGAGTAACCAATTCTTCTCTCATCATCAATTTGAATGTGCTCACCAGGAGTATATTGGAATGTGAAGTTTGTATCTAGTTCTGCACCAGTAACTTCTTCTTCACCAGGTTGATCCAAACGCTTCCAATATGCATCAGCAGTTGGCCAATAATATGATGAGCTGGTGGGATCATAACCTTTGTTGTTAGCATCACTATCTTGAATCAGATCATCATAGTTACCTAGGTTATCTCTGATTGCAATCCAGTATGTATCATTACCATCATCATCCTTGACAATATCACCAGCAAAATATGTGGTATCAGTGTCCCAAATACCTCTGAAACGAGAACCTCGGATAGCATTTCTACTAATCTTGAAGACGTGGGTTGATCCATCACCTACACCGAGAATATCAACAGGTCTGTATCTTCTCCATGCATCAGAGATTGTGTTGTAAAGTTCAAATTCACCAGAACCTTCTTCACGTACATAATACTTTCTACCAAATTCAAGACCTTGAATGGGTGAAGCATCACCATATGCGTTATACTCAACAAAGTCACCAGTACGGAATCCATGAGAAGAGATAATAAGTCTATCTCTGTTTGTATTGATAGATGCGACCGCAGAACCATCAAAGACGATATCTCTAGTAGTATATGTAACACGACCAGAACCTTGTACTTGACCAAATACACTACCCGAAGTCAATGTATGAGTAGCATCTTCAGTGATGATATTACCATAATTATAATACTCTTTGATTTGTGTTCCTGCCTGAGCATTTGCTAAGCTGGTTGCAAGAGCAAAGAAGTTCTTAGAAATTCTGATTACATAATATGTGTCACCAGCAGTTAGTCTATTGTAAGTAGAACCATTCGGTGGTGCAGGACTTGCTCCGATAGCAACTGCAGTATTGATTGTACCATCTGTAATAGTATATGTTACTTCAGTACCAGTTGATAGACCATGGTTCTTGACATAGAAGTGACCATTCAGTTGATTTAGAACAGCCTGTGGTTTGAATGTAATCTTCTTACCAAAGATTTGTTGATCAGTACCTAAATCATATCTAAGACCATCAGCATTCTTAGAACTAATAGTATATGATCCATCAATACTTCCTTCAACAGAAGTATTTTCAAAATAGTGGTTTGGTGAAGATGTTGCTGATGCCTGAGTTAGATTAATAACATCGCCCTCATATGTCGATGACAGAGAGAATCTATTAGTAGTTACATTCTTCACATAGTAAGTATTACCATTTTGTAGTGGTTGAACATCTTGGTTACCATTAGAATTGTATCTAACTGACTGACCCTCAGTAAATCCATGATTGGGAATATAGAATGTATTCTTGAATGGATTGTAGTGGTTTCGTGCAACAAATCTAACTCTATAGTTAGTCGTATCAGTTCCCCAAGTTGTAAACCCTCTCAGGTTAGCAGATGCATCTTTTTGGAATCCATTGCCACCAGATGGCCAGTTGGGATCATTTTCATCTTGAATGATCTGAGCTGACTGATCAATATCGTTGGTATGATCTGCTTCTGCAAGTCTGACATGATCATCATTAATTGGATACATCCAGTACCAATAGTTTGTACTCATGTTACCCACAGCGTTACCTGTTGAGTACTGAGAATCAAAGCGATACTGCAACCAATATCTAGGATATCCCTCATCGTTTAGATTGAATCCATGATCTTCAAAGTACCATGTGTTTGCAGTTTCAATCTCTTCAATTTTGAAAACGAAAGTCTCTTCATTATCCTTATCAGATGAATCGTGTAGATCAAGAATAGGACCATTAGGTGTTCTTGAAATTGAGAATTCAAATGTCGATTGAGCACCGAAGCTATTAATTGCTGGATATCTTACATAGAAAACAGTCGATCTATAGGCTTGATCTGTGGTGTAATTCCAGTTTGATGTTGCTTCAGTGACGTTCATATTAACGGATCCATCACTATAGAATACGACCTTATCACCTTCTTGAAGGTTTACCGTTTCAAATTCACATAGAATTCTATTTCTCTTTCCAGTAGAATTCGCATATGTAGTGTTCAATGCACCCGCTGCATATGCTCGGCTATATGCAAGTTTGATACCTGGCCAGATCGAGAATGGAGCACCCCAAGTATAGTTAACACCCTGAGACGTAATATCGACTTCAGCATTATTACCTGTTGGGTGATAAGGTCCAGTGGATTGTGCTGGTCTACCGCTTTGAGTTGTATGGAGTTTGATCGTATCTGTATCAACAACCTCAATGTAGAACATTCCAACCTGAGTATCACTGGTTTTTGGAATGCCAGCTGGTTTTGTGTTAGGTGTAGGACCAACAGCAACACCTACAGGTTGACCATTCTTGAATTGATGATTTGGAATGCAGATTGTATTGAGAGAGGTATCAACTGCTTCTGGTCTGAAGTAACGCTGTCTTCTACCAAATGCTGCATCATTAGTATCACCAACTTCAATAATATTATAATGGAATGGATTCATTGCGGTAGATGCATATCCTCTACCAAATCTTCTGAATACCATCTGAGTACCAGAAGTTGCTCCACCTGTAACAGAAATTGGAACGTCATTAACAGCGTTTTGTGGTGAAGATGCTAGTTTGAATGTCTGGTCAGTTACGCGGATAATATAGTAAATACCATTACCACCGTTTGTAGAAGATGCGTCTGTACCAGAAGTTACTTTTACCGTCAGACCAGAAGAAGTGACACCCAGTTTAGAATCTAGGATGATCATGTCACCAGTGACGAGATCATGATCTGCTAGAGTATCAGTCTCATCATAATATGTAAATGTATCTGTAGCAGGATCTACTGAAGAAACACCACCAACTGCATTGATGACATAACGTCTTACATCAACACCCAGTGGTTCCCATAGTTCAACAGTTGGTGAGGTGATTTCTGAGATTGTCTCTTGGAAGTCAACTGCTCCAGGATTTGTGGCTGGATCTGGGTTACCAGATAGTACGAATGGTGCAGAAGTACCTTTGAACTCTTTTCTTTGAGATGCAATAGAGTTTGTAAGGTAGAAAGAAGTGCCAATAGAATAATTGGCTTTATATGGAGTTGTAATCGTCAGAGTCGAAGTCGTAGCTTCGTCAGTAGTAATTGCAGTGTACTCTCCAAGTTTAATAACAGATCCAACATAGTATCTACCAATAATTAGGTTGGTATATACTGTAGAAATGTCACCAGTTACTGTACAAGGTGCATTTGTCTGATAGACAAATGTCTTATTTGATGGAACAGATTTAATAATAAATGATCCCTCTGCAATCTGATCTTCAAGACCTCTGATGTCAATGGGAATATTGGTCTGAAGACCATGGTCGGTTGAAGTTTTGACAGTAACTGACTTCGAACCGCTAGTAGAGGTTACCTCAGTAACATTTGCTACGGGAACATCACCTGACTGTGAATAGAAAGAAGGAACTTCGTTAATTCTTTCTAGAGTTTCCCACTTAGTAGACTGAAGACCATACTCAAAGTCGGTATCGATGAGTGTGTTTGGTGCCGAAATCCTTAGCTTACTTACTGGATCAACAAAGGTTTCGGTTGGTTTGAACTCAGCTCCCTCCTCATCAAGAAAAATCTGAAGGTCGTCAGTATCAGCATGCCCCGCTGTACTCGTATCGAAATTCAGAGTAAACGTAGTCGTATCTGCCGCAGCATCATACGATCTAGCAGTCGTTCTCAGAGAAGTATCACCAAGCGCATAGATGGTCGTACCTCTAGTTGCGTTATTGATGAAAAGGAGTTTCTTCAGACTAATATGACCGTTGAGAGTAACGGTTTGTGCCGAAGCGTCAAATGTGTAATCAAAAATTAATTTTTTTGCCATTGTTCTTTCCTAGGTCTTTAATGCAGTGGGAGGGGAGTGGGGTAAAAATTATAGTCCGAAGGTAATCGCATAACCAATTGCTTTGATGTTGACTGCATCTAGTTCACTTTGAGTGACGTTCTGTGCAGCATTGGTCCCTTCAGTAAAGAGTGTCCAATAACTCGTAGCATTTTCAGGGGTATTGTTGATTGATTCTAAGATATTTATATAAGTACTAGGCGCACGGAACACTAGATCACCAGGATAATATGTGGTGGTAGAGTTCCAAGTCCCCTTCCAAGATACACCCTCAAGTACTAAGTCCCAGGAAGTCTGTGCTGGTGCATTGGGTGCAGTTCCAACTGTGGTAGTATTGGCAGCATATGCATAACCACCAAACTGTACTACAGCACCTGGAGCATATGTTGTTGCAGGATTATAATCTCCAAGAACAGTAAATCCTGTAGTCAGAATGTCCCAAAAATCATTTGGGGTAACAAGATTTTCATTTGGTTGCTTATTGTTGTTAGCAAGTTTGGCAATATAAGTATATCCACCATAGTTGACAACATCACCTGGTTGATATGCTGTCAAATTGCTCCAACTATCTTCAAATTGGAAACCACCAACAAAATCACTAAATTGAGTTGCATCAAATGCTTGTGTTGATGTATGTGCGGTAATGACACGATATGTATTATTACCGAACTTCACCAGATCATTCAACTTATAAAAAGTCGTGGCAGCCCAATCACCTCTAGGTTGAAGACCCTCAAGGTGCAAGCTCCAGTTGCTTAGATCCGATGAGTACCAATTTGTCTCATTGCTTGCTGACGTATGATTAGTAGTACATACATAACTGTTTGCACCAAACTTCACAATATCGTCAATCTCATACGCAGTGGAAACAGTCCAGTTCCCACGCCACTTGAATTTTAATCTACCAAGTCTAAAATCTGCCATTGTTTTTGGATTTACTTAGGTCCGTTTGTGCTATAATTATATATGCGACCCATTCTTGCAACCATCTGTCCATCTTCATCAATGAAGTATGAAAGATCTCTACTATCAAATTTATACTGATAATATGGATCAATGTCGGGGTCTTGTACTACTGGTTGACCAGAAACTAAATCAAGAGTAAAATCATCTAGTGTTCTAAAGATTGGATTACCATTAGCATCTAGTTTGGTTTGTGTAACCAAATCGATTGAGTCTGCGTCTTTGGGAGTTACTTTGGTATAAATGAGCATACCATCAGCATCTCTACGGAGAGCATGGAAATCAGTTTGACCTCCGCTACCTCTTTGTGCTAATGAAGAAAGTAAAATTGCCATCTTTATACAACGATTTTCCAGTGTGTGCCATTATATACTAATAAAACTTCCCATCCATCATCATCAAAGATGAGTTGAGAATCCACCGTATCCTGATAATCCTTTAGATTTGATCCAGAATTGGTGGAGTCAATCGTAATATTATTTATACTCCATTTGTTTGTAACATCGACAAATTTGATGAAATCACCAGTATTTGGTGTCTTCGCCAAGTCAACTGTGAAGGATCCATTTGTACTATCTAACATATAATTATCATTGTAATCATATGTTGTACCGTCAATAACGTATGCTTGGTTTCTTACAGAATCACCATAGTCAACATAGTTTAGAATTTCTTCTCTATCAAGAAGTTTCTCCCAATACAAGACGTTTTGAGGATTCTTCTTGGTTACATAATAAAAATTATCTGTATTCAAATACGCAATCTGACCAGCATAAACTGGAGTTGGTAACGAACTTCTATCCAGATTCAGTTGTTCTACCTGAACAGATCTGTCATCTAATTTAGTGTTATCAATAATATCATTTTCTAGTTTCGCTCTAGTAACATCACCATCAGCAATCTTTGCTGTGGTTACAGAAGCATCTGCAAGTTTTTGTGATGTAATAGAGTTATCAAGGAACTTTGAGTTCGTGATTGACCCGTCACTAACAATACCAATGTCAAGTTGATCACCAAAGATAATAGCGAAGAATGTGTCTGTTGGTTGAGGTGCTGTTGTGAAAGTAATTCTTTCGTTAGCAATATTATAATCAACCGTAGGTTCTAAAACACTATCGTTCAGAACCGCAAGCAACTGAAACTGCCCAGGGAATACACTTTCTCCACCAACTTGCATTAGGAAGATTGTCTGTACTCCATTGAATCCAGTTCCAGATCCAAACCTAGGAAGTGGAGAATCTAATTTTCGTTGATTGCCCGTTCTTGGGCTATTACCAATATAAGGCATTGTTCCTCTGTATGGTTCTAGGTACTTATGATAGAGTTATTTATCAAACGGTAGCTAGATCTAACAATCTAACTGCGACATAACCAGTGTCAACTGCGGTCCCATCACTAATCTGTGTGACCACAATATCAAAGTAAGATGCATATCTAATTACACGAACATGACATGGTGATGTGGGTCCATCATTAATTGTTGCATGAACAACATATGATTGTGAAGAGGCAAATGTTCCAGAGAAAGTTACTCTGTAAATTCCTGCTTGAGATCTCTGGACAGTCCATCCTGTAGTTCCATTCCAACCAGGAGTTGTTCCCAAAGCAATAGATCCTTCACCAGAACTTGCTGGAGTTGGTGCAGTTGTCAGAGATCCTGTAGTTCCAAGTGGTCCTGTTGGTGGAGTGAAGTTTTCTGTATATCTAACATAGTCAGATATCCTTACGTCATCGAGATATTTTGGAGTAATAGTAGATTCAGATTGGTATCCTGTTATAGACCAACCAGCATTACCAGACCTACCACCAATCGAAAGTTTCCCAGAAGGATTCAAAGAATAATTTGATACACTCTGACCAATCAATGCTGTATCTGGATTCTCATACTGCATGGCGTATCCATCGACAAATAGTAATACTCTACTATTCGTATTTTCTTTTGTAAGTGCAACGTGAACCCATCTTCCTGTGAGATATGTTGATAACCAACCTTTGTCTGAGTCAGAAGTTAATGTGTAAGAGTCTGAACCAAACTTGCACATAAACTTATGCTCATTATTTGTACTAGTAACGGAAGCGAGACCAAACTCAAGATTATCAAGAGTAGCACCATAGTTTGATCCAAAATTGAATATTGAACTGGATCTAGCACCACCACTGTATAAAGGCAGTGATTCAAATTTAATCCAAGCCTCAAAAGTCCATTCGTCAGTCAAGAATGCAAAATCATCAGCATCACCATATTCGATTCCCGTATTAGTGTTTACGTATACGGACGATGCTCCATATTTTACTGAATTTGTGCTAACCGCCGTCCCAGTTGTTGCTGAACCAGTAAGCGCATTTTGACTGGTATCATTTAGGTTAGTATCGTATGTTGCTCTAAATTGAACATCACTCCAATTATCATCTATTGTTGCTGGTACTGGTGCTGTAATAGGATATGCTGCTGTTGGTGGAGCAAAGTTTTGACTTGGCGTATATCTTGCATACTGTGTAATTCTAAAGTCATCTAAATTATAAGCAGAACCAAGACTGAAGGTATTACCTGTAGTATTATTATGTGCTGCTCCAAAATAAGTTCTAGTACTATTAATCACATTCATTGGAAGGACACTAATATCAACATGGTGACCCTTATATATTCCATTCCAGTAGCAATGAATTTTTGAGTCAGCAGCAGTTCGCATCACAGTCAAATGATGCCAAGTTTCTTCTGTAATATCAGCACCAGGGGTAGTTTCCACAAAAATGCCATTGATGTTGGCATTATTATACCAATTTACATACTTATATCCACTTTGGTCTCTTCCAATGGTTATACCCTGATAGTTGGCATTGCCATCAAAGATGCCAACCAACCCATACTGTATAGCTCCAGCATCTAATGAGTCTTGTGCAAAATAAATCCAAGTCTCTAGGGTCCAATCTGCGGACCAATCTATACATCCACCCCTTTTAGCACCGCTCCAGTTGGCTAAGGGTTGCCCTCGGTGATCAGATGATATTACATTTGAATACCAGGTAATAGCATTATTGACAGTACTAGCTTGGGCTCTTAGAGATGAAGTACCAAACTTTACTGGAGAATTTACTCTACCAATGTGATTACCAGAAGTATAGTAAACAGCCTTTTGATTTACGTGGTTTATAAAACTGTTATTTTCTCCACCAAGCTCAAAGTCAAATCTTACCTGAACATCATCCCAATTTACATCTACTGTTGTAGCATCTTCTACATTGTCAAATAAGTAAAATCTTTTCCACGCTGTTCCATCATGATAGTATGGAAGACCACCAATCTTTTTGATATCTCCTTGAGTACCTGCAACTGAACTCAGTTGATCTGCATTGAGTTTGAAACCAGCAGCATCAATAGTGTTAGTTGTTGAACTACCGTTATCGGTAACACCTTGTAGATCACTAGTGGTAGCACCACCGCCACCACCAGTACCTGTGTCATCTTCTGGCACCCAGTTTGTGCCATTCCATTTTAGAACCTGACCTATCTCAGGAGCGTCTGAAACTGTATCGACATCAGCCAATATATCAACCGACTTGGTTGATACATTGAGCTCTGTTACTTTAGGATTATTACCAATATAAGGCATCGTTCTTTCCTGAGTAGATTATGCTTGAGATTCTGACCAAGAGAGTCTGGAGGAAACACGGAATGGTGAAGTTGCGTCAACTTCAGCAGTGTCAATAACGTTGGCACAGATAGTCATAACATCTGGACCATTCGGGAACACATCGTCTCCACCCAAAATAGAGTTACCAAGGTCAACCAGTTCACTTAGATCAAACGCTGATGATACAGACAGTCTCTTACCGTCAGCGTTTTCAGTACCACCAGTAGCACGGAACTGATAAACAAGAACACCACCATTTACAGTATCGCCTGCCTCATGTGGAATATATTGTGACAATGATGGTGTACCAACATCAGAATAAGTTAGATTACTGTTATTGGCATTCAAAAGAACACTGATTGTGGTGTCATGAGTAACACTGACGCCCAATTCTTTTAGTTTGAGTTGCATACGATTAATGATGTCTCTTTCACCTAGATCTCCAATAATATTATTATCTACAGACGGTGCCAGACGTACACTAATTAGTGGAATTAGATCATTGAGGTCAACATTGACACCTCCCGTTGCTGGACCACCAATACTAACTGCAGTTCCAGATCCTACCTCTGGATATACTGCTGGAGCACTATATCCTTCCGAGATTTTGATATACACGTAAATATTGCTACCGCCATATTGAGTGTAAGATACGGTTTCACCATCCAATTCTCCTCCAGCAGTATAGAGTGGTGTACCAGTAGAGAATTTGGATGCATCGGAAGATAGGAATGAGAGTCTTACATAATATGTTCTATACCTACCCCACCCAGTACTTGTAAGCACTGACGCTGCGTTTGTAGTTGCTGTACTAACATCACCGTTTGCAAATGATAATGCATTACCAGCTGCAGTGAATAGATAACTATCATCATTATCAAATGTTCCATCCATGATAACTGAGGTTCCCCAGTGGAATAGTGATGGAACAAAGTCTGGTACTGCTTTGTTGAAGACTTCATATCTACCTGGAATATTACCAGATCTCATGTACGCTTCATTGATTCTATTATTATGAATAAACTCATGCATATACTTGACATGCCCATAAGTATCCTTGAATCCAAAGCGAATCTTACCAGCACCATACCAAGAATAATCAAGATAGACCATTTGAATCTTATGAATATCTAGATTGAATGCACTAGGTCCAGTTCCATCTGCTTTATCAATATTCCACTGACTCTGTGGAACTTTTACATCAACGGTTTTAGTAAGTACCGCACCAACAGTTGTCAATCCTTGATATTTTGGTTGAATGTTTAATATTTTGTCCGATACAACAGATGTAACTTTATATGACTGACCACGAAGAACAATATAATCTCCAGCAACTAAATCTTTTGTAAATGATGAACCATTACCAGTAATGACATTCCTACCATAAACAGCACTTACTGTACCACTCAATTGTTGAACAGAAGATCTTCTTACAGCATATAATTGTTTACCATCATACTCATAAAAGAATCCATTCTGGAAGTCAAACAATCCACAACGAACACCAGCGTTCTTATATCTGGCGATTGCATATTCAGGAATACCTGTTGGTGATGCCACAGTTACCGATCCAGATGCACTGTAAGTAAATGTAAATGCATCAGGAACTGTAGCGACTTCATAGTTTGTTCCATTATATGGATTTGTAATATCGTAATGTGTGACTCCGTTAGTTGTAGCACTTACAAAGGTATGAGTTGTTGTGTCTGAAGAAGTTCCGACATTTACCTTGATAGTATTTGTGTCTGAATAGAGAACTCTCAGTCGTGCATTGCCACCTGCAGGGTCACTTGATCTAGGATATGGGTGATTAGTCGCATGTCCATCTTTTGCACATGTAAATGTGATGCCACCCTCTGCAATTGAAATCTCTTCATCGGTATTGATTCCATGACCATTAATGGTTAGAACCAAATCGCCTGTATTTGGATTATAGGTAGCTCCTGTTGGTGTAAGTGATTTTTGTTCTTCTACACCTTGAATCAATACATAATTCCCTACTGTCAAACCATGTGGATATTCTGTAGTTGCAGTAACTGTAGATCCAGAACCAGAGATTGTTTTTAGTGGTCTTGCTGGGTTGAAATTAATAGCAACAGAACATTGAATACCCTTACCTGACTGATAACGGAAATACTTCCTAGTTTGGCGGACAATAGTTGAGTCTGGGGATTTACCAGCAGTAATCTCTACACCACCATCAAATGGTCTATGTAGGAATTGACCATCTGCCCTAATGTTGATTTTAGTATCAACGTAGTGGGTTATTCCAGTTCTAGTTTCAGTCCTTTCTGAATCCAAAGTAAGTTCAGTATCATTGATTACCGAGACAACTCTACTTTCAATGAATGAATTGACTGTGGCTCCAGTAGTAGTATATGCGAAAGTATCACCAACTTTATATGCAGAAGCAAATGCAGTATCTGTACCAATAACTTTTGATGATCCTTCAGTAATTGCTACCGTACCACCAGCAGCAACTCTACCATCAATCGTAGGAATCTTGACTTCATAAACTCCATTTGACGATGGTTGTGCTGTTATAGCATTGGTAGCCGATTGCCAGTCACTAATACTAGCACATGGGTAGAAATGTTGATCATCTGCCACATATGCATAATAAGTTGATCCACTAGTGAGACCTGGTACTGCAGCTCCGCTAGTTACGGAGAATACAATTGGTGAACCAGATTTTATACCATGACCTGTAGTTTCTTTGAAGTAGTATACTCCATTACCATCATCGATAATATCACTATTTGATGTGTTAGTAAATTCAAGTACTCTAGCAGGAACTTTAGAACCAGCATTGATGGACGCAGTATTCGAAGTTACTGAACTTAGTTTGTAATAGTCATCAAAAACACCAGCAGTTTGGTCAGTTTCTATATCAATAGGTCCTGTTCCAGAACTTGAGAAAACAAATGGTTGTTGATTAGTGTTTTCTAAGGTAATTCTATCTCCGTTTACTACCTTTGCTCTAACTTCATTTTGACCAGATGAATTTGGCCAAGAAGCATAACTTCTATCTGCAATAACTTGGTTTACAATAGTTGCTGCCATTTGTGCAGTAGTCTGATTTGATCCAGAAGGTCCAAATGCACTACCACTTTCACTATCATCGGTCATAAAGAAAGTTTCAATTTTATAGTGCATTCCAGCATTATTATTTGAATCTCTACTGTTAAGACTATAAGCTGAATATGACCATGTTCTTTGATACCAATTACTGTTTGTATTATTTGCAAGAGTTCCCCATCCAGTATTGAAAAGGGTAATATCTAATTCTAAAAATCCAGGACGATTTGAATAACCACCATATTGCCATACTGATGCATATGTATAATACCAACCATTACCTGCACTGATTGGGGTATTTTGAGAAGTTCTACTGGTTCTAGAATTATAAAAACTAGTTAGTACTGATTTACTTCTAAAAGTATGATCATATAAGTATGTTCTATTGTATGTCGAATCCACAGATGTAAAATCAGTATCGACCTGATGTACTTTAACTAAAAATGGTTGAAACGAATTATCTGTATGCTTCGTATAAGTTTTCCATGCTTTACCTGCCAATGTGCCAGGAAGACCATTATTGAGAGCCGTACTATTTGCAGTATAAAATGCACCGACATCTACTGCATTTCCTGTATATAATGTACCATAACCTTCACCATAGGGATACCAATAATATCCCCCTCGATAAGAACCAAATTGTGACTTTACATCTACCATGAAGTAATTATTATCCCCATCATCACCATATCTCAATTGTTGATATTGGTAATCTGTACCTCCCCCATACCCACCAACATCGGTAGGACTAATACCATAACTACCATAGACATACACGGCGTATGGAGTATTATTATAACGAGTATATATACTCGTCATCCTATCACCAGCAGTTGTTCTGATAGATTCACATGCAGTATTTACGGAATCAAAAACAGCTTGACAATTGGATTCACCTTGAGCAAGTGGGGCACCTACGGCTGGTGTAGGTAGAGTTCCCCCTGTACCAGGAGTAACATAAATTCTTTGATTATTAACTAGATTATGCTGCTTTAGGAAAAGTGTATTATCTGCTGTGTTGATGTTTGGACTACCATCTTGAGCATTTGCCGTTGTATTTGTAATTTCAAATTCTTTTTTACCAACAGTATTTGTTACATATATGCTAGTATTTTCTGATAAACCGTGAACAAAATCTGTAGTAAATGTCAGGGTAGATTCTGGAGATGCTTCATTTGTTGCTATACCAGTAGTTTCAATATAATCAATATCAGAAGAAGCAAAAAAGGATCCTGGGATAATAGTAGTATATGCCTCTACAATATTTCCTGTTGAGTTCTGTACATCACCCGCTCGATATGAAAATTCTGTAGTAGATGAAACACCAAGAACTAGATACTTACCATTCGCTGTTCTTGATCCAGTTCCTTGAACTTCAATTGGATCTCCCGTAGATAAGTCATGAGGAATACCAGTCCTTACTGTGATGATGTCGTCATTTTGAATTGTATTGACTTGTTGAATCTCACCGATAGAAACACTAGCTGCTCTGGTATATGTTGATGGGATGTTATCTACTAACTCAACTGTTTCCCATTTTGATGACTGAAGACCATATTCAAAGTCAGTATCAATCAAGTTCTCTGGGTTAGAGACTCTCAGTTTGTTAACTGGGTCAACAAAAGATTCTGAGAAATCAATTTTATCTTCTCTAATATCTAAGAAGATCTGTAGTTCATCATTAGTATTATGTGTTGATGTATCAAACTCTAGTGTTAGAGTTGTCTCATCATCTGCTTGATCATATGATGTGCTTCCACCAGTACCTGCTCCAGCAAAGTTATAGATAATGGTGCTTCTGGTGGTATTAGTGACCAGCAAAAATACTCTCTGTGGGTGGTTACCAGGAACCTTTACAACCCCCGCATTCGCTGCCCCAGGAATAAACTGGTAGTTATAAATTAACTTCTTTGCCATTTTCTATAAAATGCTGAGATACCTTTTTTATATTTATCAGGACAATGCAATAGCATATGCAATCGCTGTGGAATCACTGATACCAGCTTGACCACCAGTCACACCAGTTGCAAAGATTTGTCCACTACCATTAATTTGAATTGATGTTCCATCAACTTTTACTGCACCATAAACACTAGTCGTTGCATTTGGAATACTGGTAAGATAACCAGCGGATGCATGGTCTCCCCAACTATATGCAGTGTTCCAGTTTGATGTATTTGTTGATGTGATTGTTGCTGCTTCAGAAGCACTGAATACTGGATCCGTTTCAGTTCCTCCTCCACCACCAGAACCAGTATTGTCGGTTCCTGGTGCCCACTTACTACCATCCCACTTCAGAACATCACCAGTAGATGGTGTGGTGGTAGTTGTATCTACATCAGAAAGAGCATCGATCGAGATTCCATTTAGATCTGATGCTACAACAGTATATGATGTCAGATAACCAGCAGTGGAGTGATCTCCCCATCCATATGCTGTGTTCCAGTTCGCCGCATTGTTAGTAGTAACGCTATATCCACCAGAACCATCTGTGGTCATCAGACCCCCACTAGTAAAGTCACCATCTACAACCACATCAGATGCAGTTGGTGCTGTAACAGCAACGTTAGTTACACCAGTAATTCTACCGTTAGCATCAACAGTCAACTGTGGAACATTAGTGGCGTTACCATAAGTTGCAGCAGTTACGCCTGTGTTATCCAGTTCATTCGAACCAACAACACCAGAATCAATAGACCAGGTTGCACCACTGTTAGAAACAGTGATGTCTCCTTTGTCCCCATCACTAATACTGCCACCACCACCAGAAGAAGCGATAGTAATTGCTTTGGTTGCCGATCCAGTATGTGTAGTTGTGGTGGTAAGAGTAATACCTGTACCAGCGATTAGTTCAATCTCATCCTCACCAGATGCAACCAGAGTAGTTTGTCCAGAAACATACCAAGTTTTGAATGCGCTACCAAAGTCAACAAAGGCAACACCACTACCTAAGTCCGTGACATTGAAACCAGTGTTTTTGTCAAACTGCAGTTCAGTGATACTTGTAGCAGTAACGTCTACTGTTCCACCACTACCCTGAACCTGCTTGACAGTGATACCACTACTTGATGCTGCAACTGTACCTGGTTCCCATTTACCAGCTGTATTATCCCAAACAAGAGCCTGTCCATCTGTTGGTGCAACAGTGGAGGTATCAACATCCGAAAGTTTGTCAATGCTAGATGCTGTGTCAACAAGCTCAACCCAGTTTCCAGCATGAGCAAAGTAACCTTTACCAGTACCATGAACATGAGCAAACATACCATGATATGTTGATGCACTTGGGAGATCTCCCGTAGTCGCATACAGGTTAGAGAACAGAATCTTACCTGTAGTGGTAATGTCTCTGGTAGTTGTTGCTCCAAGAGCAAGAACATTATCAAGTGTTTGTGTCTCTGTATATGAGGTTAAATAACCAGCAGTAGAGTGATCACCCCAACTGTAAGCAGTATTCCAGTTTGTTGAATTATTTGTAGTTACTGTATATGTTCCAGAACCATCTGTGGTCATTAGACCAGAAGTGGTGAAATCCCCATCAACAACTACGTCAGCATGAGAAGTTTCTGATGTCAGATAACCTGCAGCACTATGATCACCCCATCCATATGCAGTATCCCAGTTAGATGAGTTTGCAACTGCAGTGTTTAGTGCAGTAGTTGTAGCAAAAGAAGAAAGATCTGGTGGTGTGTAAGTAAAGACACCATTTGCATTATTATATGAAAGACCTGCTGTTCCAGCGGCATTCTGAGTTACAGAGATATCTGCTAGATCAATATAATTAACATTATTAGAAAGATCACCTACCTGTACTGGTAGATTGTAATATGTCGATCCATCGTTGGTAAACTCCCATCTATCATTAGTCTCATTCCACTGAATCTTGACGTTTGTGGAAGTACCTCTCTCAACTTCCAGATATGCATCCTCTGATGGAGTGCCAGTTACATCCTGATTTAGAGTAATAAACGCAGCGTTTGTGCTGAGGTTAGTTGTGTTACTGTAAGTTGTTGTACCAGTAACTGTCAAGTCACCACTAATCGTTAGATCATTAGTGATAGTTTGATTACCATGAGTGTCGAGGAACTGCCTCCATGCAGCACCATCATAAACATTCATTCTATCGGTAGACTCATCAAAGTAAATATCACCCGCATCGGTGAGATTTGCAACCATACTATGGGAAGAATTAGTCAATCCCAGAAGGAGTTTCTTGGGATTTACAGCATTTCCTGCAATTTGTGTTGCAGTAATAGTCTGATCAGCAATCTTTGCAGCAGTTACTGCATCATCTGCAATATGTGCAGTATCAATAGATCCATCAACATAGTGCTCAGAGTCAATCGAATCATCAGCAATTTTTGTTCCATCAATTGCATCGGCAGCAATCTTTGCAGTAGTAACTTGAGAATCACCAATGTGTGCGGTATCAATAGATCCATCGACATAGTGTTCCGAATCAATAGAATCGTCAGCGATCTTTGCACCAGTTACTGCATCGGCAGCAAGTTTTCCAGTGGTTACATTAGCGTCAGCAATCTTAGCGGTAGTAACATTAGCATCAGCGATCTTCGCTGTTGTTACATTAGCGTCAGCGATCTTACCTTCAGTAACTGCAGAACCAGCAATATGTGCAGTATCAATAGAACCATCTACATAATGCTCTGAATCGATTGAATCATCAGCAATCTTTGCACCTGTTACTGCATCAGCATTGAGTTTTGCAGTGGTTACTGCCTGGTTGGCAAGTTTTTCTGAAGTTACATTTCCATTAACAATTTTACCTGTAGTGACCGATAACGCTACTAGTTGGTCGGTATCAACAGAAGCATTAGCAAGCTTGTCGTTGGTTACTGCATTATCTTTGATGTGATTCGTATCGACTGCTCTATCCGCATCAACAGTGCCACTTTCAGCCAACTCTGTGGATGTTACTGCATTAGTAGCAATCTTTGCTGAAGTTACTGCAGCGTCATCAATTTTATCTGTAGTTACTGCGTCATTGGCGATTTTTGCAGTGGTAACATTTCCAGTTGCAATCTTTACATATGTGATTGCATTATTTGCAATCTGGTCAGTATCAACTGCAGCATCATTGATTTTCGCAGTTGTTACTGCATTGTCAGCAAGTTTTGCTGTAGTAACATTAAGATCTGAAATTTTAGATTCAGTTACTGCGTTAGATCCAATCTTTGCAGCAGTAACAGCAGAATCAGTAATCTTTGATGTATTGATTGCAAGATTTCTGATATGATCTGTAGTTACTGCTCTATCAGCATCAACACTTGCACTATCTTTTAGTTTAGTTGAGTCTACAGCATCTGCTGCGATCTTTGCTGTAGTAACATTAAGATCTGCAATCTTAGCTGTAGTTACATGAGCATCAGTAATCTTAGCAGTTGTTACTGAGTTTGATGCTAACTTATCAGTAGTTACTGCAGCATCTCTAACATGATCTGTAGTTACTGCTCGATCACCATCAGTAGTACCCGAATGTGATAATTTGTCTGATGTTACTGCAAGATCTACAATAGCATCAGTCGTAACAGAATCCGTGGCTAGGGTAGCTCCACTACCTGTAGAACTGATAATTGTACTGCCATTAACTAGCAGTGTTGAAACTTCTAAACTTCCTTGGATTGTTTGTCCACCAGAAGTATCAACTAACTGATGCCAATTGACACCATTTACGTTTGTAGAAAATCTATTTACTGCTGTATTGAAATAAAGGTCACCTTGACCCAATCCAGCATTAGAGCTAAGACTCAACCCCAATTTTTCTGGAGTTACAGCATTTCCTGCAATAGTTCTGGTATCTACTGCATTACTTTTAATATTGAGACTATCAACTGCCCTATCAGCATCATTGAGCAAACTGGTTGCCAACTTAGCGTGAGTTACTGATTCGTTGACAAGTTTA